GTACACAATGAAGGGGTTGACAATCGTGCCAAGATATACGATAACGACTTCACAATACTAGATGATTGGGACAGATGGACCGACTAAAGGGGGCGATACCGACATGAAACACTTAACCCTAGACGTAGAGAATACAGTGGTCAAACGCAATGGCAAGTTACACCTTGATCCGTTTGAGCCAGAGAATACATTGGTTATGGTAGGCATGCTAGATGATCTTGGGAACGAAAACATTATAACTTTCGATCACGCAGAGCAACAACCTACCACAGAGGGTCGGCAAATAGTGCAAGACGCATTAGATGCTGCCCCTCTACTTATTGCACACAACGCACCGCATGATTTGCTATGGCTATGGGAGTCAGGCTTTGAGTATGACGGTGAGGTATTCGATACCTTGTTGGGTGAGTACGTACTACAGCGTGGACAAAAGCAGCCGCTATCTCTTGAGGCATGTGCTGAACGGTACGAATTAGATACAAAGAAACAAGACACATTGAAGGAGTACTTTAAGGATGGATATTCCACACGTGATATACCTCATGGTGAATTATCGGAGTATCTATCACACGATCTCCATGCTACTCAACAGTTGTATAATGTTTTGCAGACATTGTACGAGGGATGCAGTTCACTAATACCAACGGTACAGTTGACCAATCAGTTAGCTGTACATCTTGCACGTATCTATCAACGTGGTTTCAAGGTTGACATGGATGCACTGATGCAGGTTCGTACTGAGTTTGAGCATGAGCGTAACGCATTGAGCATGGCACTTGAGGAGCAAGCCAGTGACCTTATGGGTGACAGACCTATCAACCTCAACAGCCCAGAGCAATTGTCTTGGGTAATCTACAGTCGTAAGCCACACGACAAGAAGATGTGGGCAGACTTGTTTGATGAACGTATGCCTGATGCAGAATACAAACGTAGTATAGCTAGGTACAGCGATAAGTTATACAAGCAAAAGGCATATCAATGCCGTGACTGCAAGGGTAGTGGACAGATATGGAAACAGAAGAAGGATGGTACACGATATGCTAGATCAAATAGATGCAACACATGTGATGCTACAGGTTTTACTTTTAGTAATATACCTACTAGTATTGCGGGACTAAAGTTTACACCACCCAATGCCAAGTGGATTAGTGCCAATGGTTTTGGTACAGGTAAAGACAACCTTGTATTCCTTGAGGGCATTGCACGTTCCAAGGGCATGAAAGATGCAGTTGTATTTCTACAGAATGTACGTAGATTGTCTGCAGTTGAGACATATCTTAGCAGCTTCGTAGAGGGCATAGCAACGCATGTAAAGCCTGATGGTATGCTGCATGTAAGATTACTTCAACATCGTACTGGAACAGGGCGTCTGTCAGGCGCAGACCCTAACATGCAGAACATGCCACGTGGCGGTACATTTCCTGTCAAGAAGGTATTCATATCTCGTTGGCACGGTGGGAAAATCATGGAAGCTGACTTTGCACAGCTTGAGTTTCGTGTAGCTGCGTTCTTGTCACAGGACATGACTGCCATTGATGAAGTAACTACAGGTTTTGATGTGCATAGTTATACTGCACAAGTTATTTCTGATGCAGGTCAGCCTATGTCACGGCAAGATGCCAAGGCACATACCTTTGCTCCTTTGTATGGGGCTAGTGGCTTTGGTCGTAGTCCTGCAGAAGCGGCATACTACCAACAATTTACGACAAAGTATTCTGGTGTTGCAGGGTGGCACAAGTCTCTAGCTAAAGAGGCACTCAACACTGGTAAGATAACTACACCATCTGGGCGTGAGTTTGCGTTCCCTGATGTAGTAAGGCGAAGGTTCGGGGGTGTGACATATTTCACACAGATTAAAAATTATCCTGTTCAATCGTTTGCAACTGCTGACATAGTACCTATATCTCTGATATACATAGACAAGCTACTAACAGCAAACAAGCTACGCAGTTGCGTAGTCAACACGGTGCATGACTCAATAGTAATTGACATACACCCAGAGGAAGAGGAGAAAGTATTACGAGTAATACAAGCAGCAAATGACAAGTTAATACCAATCGTCAATCGCAAGTGGGGCATAGACTTTAACATCCCTCTACTATTAGAGGCAAAGATAGGTCCAAACTGGCTTGACACAAAAGACGTAGCGTGATATAACTATCACTCACCTGATCAAAAACAAGGAGACTTTATATATGAATCAAGTTACAACAATAGACACAAACAACTTTGCAGCAATGGCTCAAGCAATGGGCATGAACGCAGAGGCATCACAGAATACAAGCAAGGCAAGTACACTTGCACGTTTGCGTATTCATCACACACCTATCATGGGCCAGCAAGAGGTCAAGGGTAAGATGAAGAACGTAGAAGTAATAGGTGGTGGGGCATACAAGTTGGAGATACCTGACGGTCCTACATACTACGCAGAGGGTGCGACTATACGTCCATTCTTACAACGGTTTATGTACAAGAAGTTTATCAAGGGCAACGACAATACACCTAACCGTTTCCTCAAGACTGTTATGGCTAACGACCTTAACAGTGACATGAAGGACAATGAGGGTGGCTTCAACTGTGGTAAGCCAGCAGGGTTTATCAAAGATTGGGCTGCACTACCTGATACTATGAAGGAACTAATCAAGTCTATCAAACGTGTTCGTGCATTGTTTGGTGTAGTTGAGTTAGTCAATCCAACAGACGAGAATGGTAATGCAGTCGAGGTAGATGCTACAGCATTTATCTGGGAGATTGATAACCGTGATGCCTTTAAGACTATGGGTGATCAGTTCACCAAGCTGTCTAAGATGCAACGCCTACCACCTCAACATAATATCTCATGTACTACACGGGAAGTACCACTACCAAATGGTAGCAGCTTCTATGTACCAGAGGCACAGCTTGACTTGGGTACTACCATTGAAATGGACAACGATGCACAGGAAGTCTTTGCTAACTTCATGGCATGGATTGAAAACTACAATGTGTACATTCTTAATGCATGGGAAGACAACATGCACAAGAATGAGGACGTAGACACAGACACTGTAGAAGAGTTTGTGGACATTAACGAAGAAGACTTCGTGTAATGGACATGCCAATGACAGGCATTGTCTATGACATGTCAAATGAAGAGTATCACAAACGTGTAGGGTACTCTTCGTCTGCCATTAAAACGGTGTGCAAGCAATCGCTTGCGCACTACATGGCACAGAAACCATTAGGTGATAGCCCTGCATTTGCGCTTGGCTCTGCCGTACACGCTACGTTGTTAGAACCAGAGCGTGACTTAGTTATCAAAGGTCCAAAGACTAGGGCATCTAAGATGTTCAAGGACTTGTATAACAACAGGACAGAAGATGAAGTAGTTCTTACAGAAGTAGAATACTACGTACATAGGAAGATGTGTCAGTCTGCACTAGATAATACTACGTGTAGTAAGATACTAAAAGACAAGCGTAGGGTTACAGAAAGTAGCATCTTTGTAGTAGATAAAAACACGGGTCTTAATTTAAAGACAAGACCAGATCTGTACATACCTGACACTGGTGAGATATTTGACATTAAGACTACTGTTGATGCGTCACCCAAGGGATTTGCAGAACAGGTAAAGAAATATGCCTACCATATACAGGCAGCGTTCTATGTGTATACATGCAAGATGGCAGGACTAAAGGCTAAAAAGTTTAGCTTCATTGCCGTAGAAAAGACTACTCCATACATCGCTCACTTACACAAGGTAAGTCCTGAATTACTTGAGTCAGCAATAGATACAGTAAAAGAAACGCTTGAGTCAATTGCAGAAGCAAATGAAAAGGGTGTCTTCACTACTGGTTGGGGTGAGTATTCTACCCTAAAGCTAGAGGACATCTAGTACTATGAATAGCAAGCAATTCTCTGCAGCTATGAAGCATGGGTATAGGAGTGGACTAGAGGTTAGAACCAAAGACTATCTCATTGAACATAAGATGAAGTTCAAGTATGAGGAAGTCAAGATTGAATGGGAAGACCTTATGTACCGTACCTATACCCCTGACTTTGTGTTAGCTAATGGTATTATCATTGAGACAAAAGGATTGTTCTCAGCAGATGATAGGCGCAAGCATTTGGCAGTTAAGATGCAACACCCAAAGCTAGACATAAGATTTGTATTTACTAGTAGTAGACGCAAGTTAAGTAAGGGTGCTAAAACTACCTATGGACAATGGTGTACTAAACATGGTATACCTTTTTACGATAGGATCATTCCAGAGGAGTGGTTAAAAGAAAAAGGAAAGGACATGCATCCAGCATTGATACAGTGTCCATACAAGAAAGTAAAAAGGAGATAGATCATGCAGATAGAAGATAGAATATTTATGGAGTTTGATGCCAATGATTACGTTGTAAGACTATCTCCGTTTTTAGATAAGAATGGTACATGGACAGGAGAACTACTAGTAGGCACTGTAACTACAGAAGAAAATAATATGTCAGATGATGATCATTATAATCTAATGCAGATAACTAAGATGGTGTGTGCAGCAGTTCCGGGCATGGAAGAAGATGAGTACATACGTAACACGTTAACCTCTATTGCAGAAAGAGTAGAGGCAGAAGAAGAAAAGCCAGAGAAACCTAAGGTACAGAGTGTAGAAGAAAATGTTATTAGCGTTAACTTTAATTGAGAGGGAGAACAACCATGAATGTAACTAAGTTTGCAGAGGCTGCAAGCCTATTAGATGTAATGCCAGAAGATGATGAAGATATGGTAAACTCACCTGCTCATTACAACTTTGCAGGAGTAGAATGTATTGATGCCATTCGTGCAGCTACAGGTGAGGAAGGTTTCTCCTTCTATCTACAGGGTAACATTATGAAATACCTGTGGCGGTTCAAGTATAAGAATGGTGTAGAGGATCTGAGAAAGGCTCAATGGTATCTCAACGTACTCATTGATGATCAAGATGATACTTAAAGTATTCCTTACTCTTGAAATAGACGAGGACGAATATCAGATGCCAGTAGATAACTTTATCAACGATGAAGTACGAGAGGCATTACAAGAGTTCATCTATGATGTAGATGGTATGACAATTAAATCAATTAGAACAGTAGCGGAGTAATATACATGAACAATTATTTACCAACAGACTATCAAGCATTTATACATACGTCACGCTACGCCCGTTGGCTGGATAGTGAAGGACGTAGAGAGACATGGGCTGAGACAGTAAGCAGGTACATGGATAATGTAGTACGTAAGTCTACAAACATAGCACATGCCCACTTCGATAAGATAGAAGAGGCCATACTATCTCTGGATGTTATGCCATCTATGAGGGCAATGATGTCAGCTGGCCCTGCATTAGACAGAGACAACACCGCAGGGTTCAACTGTAGTTACTTACCTGTAGATGATCCTAAGTCTTTTGATGAGGCTATGTACATCTTGCTGTGTGGTACAGGTGTAGGCTTCAGCGTAGAACGTCAGTCAGTACGTAAGCTACCAGAAGTACCTGAGTTGTACGACAGTGAGACTACAGTGGTAGTTAAGGACAGTAAGGAAGGTTGGGCTAAAGCATTACGTCAGGTACTTGCACTTCTATGGGCAGGAGAGATACCCAAGTGGGATGTAAGTCAGGTACGTCCTGCAGGTGCAAGGCTCAAGACATTTGGTGGTAGAGCTAGTGGCCCTGCCCCATTGGTTGAGTTGTTTAACTTTGCTGTATCTACATTCAAGACTGCACAAGGACGTAAGCTATCCAGTATGGAGTGCCACGATCTTATGTGCTTCATCGGTCAGATAGTTGTAGTAGGTGGAGTACGCCGTAGTGCCATGATTTCATTAAGTAATCTTAGTGATGATCGTATGCGTCACGCTAAGTCAGGTCAGTGGTGGGAAACTGCTGCACACAGGGCGTTAGCTAATAACTCAGTGTGTTATACAGAGAAGCCAGACATGGAGACATTCATGCGTGAATGGATCTCACTAGTGGAAAGTAAGTCAGGTGAACGAGGCATATTTAATCGTCAGGCATCTAAGGTACAGGCAGCAAAGAATGGTAGGCGTGATGCTGACTATGAGTTTGGAACTAACCCGTGCAGTGAGATAATTTTACGACCATATCAATTTTGTAATTTAACAGAAGTAGTTGTACGAGCAACAGATGATCTTGACTCATTGGCAGAGAAGGTACGTATGGCTACTATACTTGGTACAATACAGTCAAGCCTAACTAAGTTCCCTTATCTACGTAAGATATGGCAAAACAATACAGATGAAGAACGTCTGTTGGGTGTGTCACTCACAGGGTTGATGGACAATCCATTGATGACATTGAAGAATAAAGGGCTAGACAAAACACTTGAACATCTTAAACAAGTTGCGGTCAGTACAAACGAAGAGTGGGCAGGGTTGCTTGGCATACCTGTATCTACTGCTATCTCCTGTGTTAAACCTTCAGGAACTGTATCACAATTAGTAGACAGTGCGTCAGGCATACACGCAAGACACAGCAAGCAGTACATCAGAACTGTACGTGGTGACAACAAGGATGGCCTTACACAGTTTATGAAGGATCAGGGTGTACCATCAGAGCCATGCGCAATGAAGCCCGACACTACCACAGTGTTCAGCTTCCCTATCAAAGCACCTAAGAACTCTATCACACGTAACGACATGACCGCAATTGAACAGCTTGAGACATGGCTCATGTACCAGAGACATTGGTGTGAGCATAAGCCAAGCATTACATGCACAGTACGTGATGAAGAATGGATGGAAGTAGGAGCGTTTGTGTATAAATACTTTGACGAAATGTCAGGTGTGTCATTCTTGCCACACTCTGATCATAGTTATCAGCAAGCACCCTATCAAGAGGTAGACAAGGATGCATATAATGTGTTACTAAAGGACATGCCTAAGAAGATTGATTGGGCTGGGCTGTCTGAGTACGAGAAAGACGATAACACCAATGCAATGCAAACACTAGCTTGCAGCGGTGACTCATGTGAGATAGTAGACATCTCATAAATAGTGTAGAAAAAAGGAGAACTAAACATGGTTAAGATAACACTAGACGAAGTAGAATATGAGTCAGACGATTTTACAGACTTACAAAAGAATGTACTGACTGAAATAAACTACAACAATAACGTGCAGACACAGTT